TACGACATCGACCTCATCCCTGCGGTTGAGATCTTCGTCAACTCTCCTCTGGACAACGGCCTCAAGTCCTGATCCTGACGAGACAAATGGCCCTACCATTAGGTGGGGCCTTCTTCTTTTTGCGCTATGGCTGCCACGATCAACGCCACACTGAAGAGTGAGACAGCCAACAGCTTTGTGACGCTGGCCGAAGCCGACGCATATTTTGAAACCGTCCCAAGCAGCACGCAGTGGGACAACAAAACTGATGACGCGAAGAACCGAGCGCTGATCTCTGCAACCCGCTGGATCGATACGTTGAACTTCTACGGTGATCGTTGTGATGACAACCAAGCGCTGAGCTGGCCTCGCAACAACTATCACGTTGATCGTGTGGAGTTGGTTTGCACCAGCATTCCAAACGACATCAAATACGCTACTTATGAGTTAGCCAACGCACTGGCTAATGACACGGACTCGATTACAGGGACTACCGGCGATACGGGGCTATACGAATCCGTCAAGCTCGGAGAGATGGAAGTCAAGTACAACACTTCTAGCCAGGCTGTTGGAACTGTTAATAACGTATTCGACGTTTATCCTTGGCTTCAGTCTTATCTCGGCGCTTATTGTCTGGGCGGCAGTGGCTCGTATTCTCTCCGCGTTGTGAGGGGTTGAGATGGCAGGAGCGCTCGACAGCCTTTTTAAGAACGTTGCCAAGCAGGTCGTTGCTGATCTGGGCAAGTCGTTTGATCACACGATTACGTACACCCGCAAGGCGTCTCCGAGCTACAACACGAGCACTGGAGCGCTGACAACCACTGATACGGCTTATTCCTTTGACGTTCCAGTTGAGTTTGTTCACTCACAAGAAGAGGAAGGCCGTGAAGAGCGTGAAGCCAGGCTTTACATCACTCCTGATCTGATTGGTGACAGTCAGCCAACGTTTGAGGACACGATTACTTTGAAATATGCCGGGTCTAATCGCGAGGCACAGATCACTGATATTCGCACGTACAAGGGCGATCAAGAGTACATGTTTATCGTGCTGGTGAAGTTCTGATGGGACGAGCTGCTGAAGAATTTGAACGCGAAGCTAGGGCAGGCTTGGATGAAGCGTTTAATTCGTTGATTCGTTTGATCGCAACAGAGTTGCCTGAAGTAAGTCCGGTTTACACCGGATTTTTTGCGTCTAGCTGGCAGGTTTCATTGAGTGGGCCTCCTGCTCCAAGAGACGAAATTAAAAATTTTGAGCCTTGGGCACAGATCAAGCGTGAGAAACGCAGTCGGTTTCCGAGTTTTCCGCCGGTCATTGACCCTCGTTTTGACATCCCTCGTGTCACGATTAAAGATCAGGTCTATATCGGCAACACTGCAAAATACGCACGGTATGCATTGGAGCGCCCCAGTCAAATCGTTTCGTATATTGCTGGAATCCAGAAGCTAGCTAAAACTGTTTTCAAGCCATCGGATGGTCTTAGCCTTAAGGCATCTGCTCGCGGTTCTAGCACTGGAGCCCGTTACCGGAGGATCGTATGACACTTGTTGCTCCTCGTGCTGCGTTTGAAAAGGCAGTCACTGACGCTGTTGCAGCTGCTGATGCAACGGTGCAAATGGTGTATGACAACGTTCGGTTTACGACTCCAGGCAAGACCAAGAAGTATGTCTTGATGTCTGTGTCGTACAGCCAGAGCACGATCCAGACGCATGGCGCATCGTCAGATTTTTACGTTGGCGTCGTTCAGTGCAACATCTATGTGCCCAAAAACGCTGGCACTTCAGCGCTTGCAGCGATTGGCGAGGCTGTGATTGACGGCTTGACCTCCGTTAATGCTTCTGATTACACGGATACTTTTAGTTGCAGCCCACGATCGCTTGACATTTCTGGTCCTACACCGTTGGAAATCGAAGACCGAGCGCATTTTATTGGTCTCGTATCTTGTCAGTTTAGTGCTGTAGCATAGAATAGTAATGAAAAGGAACCCAACTTCCATGCGTGCATCGGAGCTTCTTCGCAATAAGTTTGGAGTCAGCCAGCTCTATAAGTACGAACTGAAGGAAGGTGATGAGGTGGTGCTGAGCATCTACTGGCACCCCTTGACCATTGCTGAGCGTGAGTCGATCCAGAAAAAATCTGACAGTGATGATGCTGCCGATTTTGCGCTGGGCATGATGATCGAAAAGGCTCTTGATGCTGACGGCAAACGCCTGTTTCAGGATGGCGAAAAGGCTGTGTTGAAGAACGCAATCGACGCTTCTGTTCTGCAAGAAATCCAGATGGCAATGCTGACCTCTGGAGCGGAGAACAAGGTGGAGGAAGCGAAGGCAGACCTGAAAAGCTAATACGGACTGGTTTTTCATTTACTTCCTTGCAAAGGAACTAGGAAAGACCGTCCGTGAGCTGACTGAAACGTTGACGCAAGAAGAGCTGGTCGGATGGGCAGCGTTTCTGGAGATCAAGAACGAAGAAGAAGAGAAGGCGATGGAACGAGCGAAAATGGGTGCAAAGGCGCAGTCAATGGGCAAGCGCTAAGATTGGACATATCTGTGGCTTGGCGCTGTGGTCGCTCCTATTGAGCTATCTCTAAGGGTCAAGGGCGAGAAGGAGCTTAAGCGTACCAAGCAGCTTATTGATCAAGTCGAAAAGACGATTGGTAAGCTTAATAAGCAAAAAATTACTCTTGATACAAAACAAGCAGTAAGAAGCGTTGACGAGTTAATTTCACAGTTAGAACTAGCATCTGCTGTTAGCAAAAGGTTTTTTGGCTCAAACGCGATACGCAGTGGCATCGGCGCATTTTCAGCTGCAACAGGAGGGGTTAAAAAAGAAGTTCAAGCGCTTAGAGTTGCTCTTCAAGGGGCAAAGACTGATAGTGACCGAACAGGTTTTGCGCTTCAAATTCTTTCTGGCCAATTTAAAGCAGCTCGATTAGAAGGCCAAGCTTTTGCAAGAGCAAGTGAGGACTTTTTTAAGTTTGAAGGTGCAGGTTCTTTACAGACACGTTTAAACGAGATTGAAGCCTTTCCAAAAACTCTGGCTGCATCAGCAGAAGCTCTAAAAGAGCTGACGTTTATGCAGTCCATGGCGATTGCTGGAACGGATGAGTTCCTTGCTGTTAATGCAGCTCTTGGAAGACAGCTTGAATTTAATGCAGGTTTATTAGAGCGGGCAGCAAGAGCGCAGAAACCATTTAGCGCTGGAATGTCAATGGTGCCGCCAGGCTTGCAGCGACCTGCATTGCCTGCTGCTGGTCAAACATCTGGCAGTCGTAATCTATCCACTTTGGACCAAGCTGTTGCTGCAGCAGGTGTTCAGCAAGCAACTAGCGGAAACAGAGTTGGGTTTGCCGCTGGAGTTGAAAGCATCGCAATGGAAAGAGCGGCAGCTGCTACTCAAGCTGCAGCTGTTTCAAGTGCCACATTTGCTGCAAACGTTAAAAAAGCGGCATTAAATGCAGGAACATTCCCGGATATTTTTAAAGCGGTTGAAGAGTCGTTTAAAACGATTGAAAAGTTTTCTAAAACAGGTGGTGGCTTAGGCGGACGCCGCCTGAAAAATCCTTTAAAGGGATTTGGTCCAAAAGGAAAAAGCATTATCAGCAGTGCTTTGATTGGCGGTGGTTTTCCACTGTTGTTTGGTGGAGGTCCGGGCGCTGCAATCGGTGGTGGTATCGGCGGTGGTATTGGTGGCGCGATTGGTGGTGCCTTTGGATTTGCTGGCGGAATTGTTGGCACAGCTATTGGACAAGCGCTTGATCAGGCTGCTGAAGGAGCAAATTTATTTGCAAAAGAAGCGACCAAGGCTTCAACGTCTATAGGCAGACTTGTTGAAGCGTTTGGGCTTCGTGGAACGGGTGCCGCTCAAACTTTTGGTTTTGCAGGAACTTTAGGAATTGGAGGTGCTGCAAGACAAGCAGCAGAAGGAAGCCTTGAAACGATCGTAGGAAAAGATGGACTGGGTAAATTAGAAAAACTAGCCCAGTCTTCTGAAGACGCTTCTAACGCCTTAGATCGTTTTGGTGCGGCCACGACATCGTTTTTTGCTCCTTTACTTACAGCTGTCAATCAAGGTGTAGCAGGGTTGTTTGGAGGAATATCGCCTTTAGAACAGCAACGACGCGATCAAGAAGCGCTAGAAAATCTTCCTACACGGCAGCGAGGCTCCGCTGCTCGTCGCAATCGACTAACCACTAGGATTGCAGAGACAAGTGCTAGCCCAGAAGCCAGGGCTCAGCTTGAGCTAGAAGAGAAAATTACTGCAGTAGTTGATGCCAGAAAACAGTTAGCAAAAGATTCTGCTCGTGTAGAGGGCATACGGCTAACCAGTCGTCGAGATTCGCTTGCTTTTGAGCAAGGCACATTACAAGTTCAAGCGGAACAAAACAAGTTAGATGTTCTTGCAATTCAACTTGCAGGCAAGCTGACAGAGCAAAAAGAAAAAGAGCTGAAACTGGAGCAAGAACTTGCTAAACAGGCTAAAAAGCAAGCTGAAAATGCTAGGGCAAATGCAGTAATTGAAGCAAGACGACAGATAAAACGCGAACAACTTGGAGTGCAAAATCGACTTCTTGGACTTATTGGTCAAATAAACGGTGTCGAGCTGGACAGGTTAAAAGCAACAAATGGTCAGTTTGCTGCTCGACAAGAAGAATTTAACAAGATTGATCAAACGCTAAGCCTTGAAAAAGCAAGGCTGGCTAATCAACTAGAAACTAACTTGTTAGGCAAGCAAGAAGGTGAAATTACAGTTCGTCTTCGCGCTGAAAATGAATTCTTGGTCAAGCTTGCAGAAGATCGCGCAAGGCTTGAGAAAACGCTGTTGACGCAACGACATGCCGAATACGATTTGGGACGGTTGCAGGTGCGTCAAGCACTTGATCTTCAAAAAATTCAAGCCCAAACAGATGCACAGCGCAAAATTCGTGAAACCAGCCCGTTCGAGCGGCAGCAATTTTTGCTTGATCCGTTCTTTGGCAGTAGCCGTGAATTAGCTGCAAGTCAAGGAGCTAACTTCCGGGAACAAGTTTCAATGATGAATTTCCAGCTTGCTCAGAACCAAGCTGGTTTAGACGTTGCTGGAATCAGTAAAGAGCGCCGACAGGCTTTAGAAGATCAACGCGCTCAGCTTGAGTTGAACTTGGCGTTGTTCAAGGAGTATCAACCTGCTGTTGATGAAGCAGCTCTGGCTCAAGCTCGTTTTAGTGATGCGCTAGCGATTACAAAGCCTGTTACGGACAATCTATTTGACAGCTTGCTTTCAGTTGTTGAAGGAACGAAGACTGCGGAACAAGCGTTTGCTGATTTCCTTCGCAGCATTGCATCAATACTGTTTAGTGCTGCTAAAAGCATCATTGCTCAATACCTTGCAATCGGTTATGCGCGGTTGTTTGCGTTCCCTGGAAGCTCTGCTGGCCCAGTTGCTCCAGACGTGCAATCCGGTGCCGGATTTGGCTTAGGGAACAAAATCTTAGTTGGCGGCATGAGAACTGCTGCCAGCGGTAAAGGAGCGTTGATGAACCAGCCGTATCTGGTTGGTGAACGTGGTCCTGAGTTGTTCGTTCCAAGGAATAACGGAACTATTGTCCCAAATCACCAGATGGGCGCTGGAGCTAGTGTGACCGTAAACGTAGATGCTTCTGGTTCGTCTGTTGAAGGCAGCTCTAGTCAAGCAGCACAACTTGGCAGAATGCTTGGCGCTGCAGTGCAGGCTGAGCTAATCAAGCAAAAACGTCCTGGCGGTCTCCTCTCAAGCTGATGGCTACTTTTCCGTCAATCACTCCAAAGTATGGGCTGCAAAAAAGCAGCGCACCAAGCTTTCGCAAGGTGCAATTTTCTGACGGCTACGAAGCCCGCCTAACTTTTGGCCTCAATCAAAACCCTAAGACTTACAGCCTGACGTTTGAGGT